CCGTCCTATCGAAATTCATAGCCTTATCAACACCCGCCAGCACAAACATTATCAGCATGATATTGATTGCGAACACTTCCAAATCAGCGAGAACAGTCTTCATTGATTATAAGGAACATATAAATATATGAAAAATTCATTTATAAATAAATGAAAATGTTTCAAAAAAAATGGAAGTCATCTACAAGCTCACATGCCCACTGGGAAAGATTTATGTTGGTCGAAGCGTGAATTTTCGAAAAAGGTTGAAAGGCCACGCTCGGAAAACTTCGAATTGTCGAAAAATTCGCGACGCAATTCAACTTCATGGTATTGATAACTTTGACAAAGATATATTGTGGGAAGGCCAAACAGATGAGGCTGCGAAAATGGAAACGTACTACATTGCTCATTTTGATTGCGTTCATCCTAACGGTTACAACCTGAACTCGGGCGGAGGTAGAGGAGGTTATCTTTCAGAGGAAACAAAAGCGGAGATATCTAGAGTAGCCATGGCACGTTCAATCAAGGAACGTGGGGTGATAGGTAGCGTATGTGAATATCCCCTGAAATCAGGTAAATCTTTTGTGTTTTCAGTGAGGTATTCAAGTCGAAAATACAGTAAAAGCTTTCAAACCAGAGAAGATGCCGAGAAATTCCAATACGAATTCTCCAAAGACCCCCAAAACATAATAGATGAGGTAATCAAACCGCGAAAAAAAAAATCACCAGGAAATGGTACAGTATACAAAGTTGGGGAGAGATGGAGAGGTAGACTCTACTCTCACGGCAAATATTTGATAGACGGTTACTTTAACTCCGAATCCGAGGCATGGGCGGCATTAGCGGCGCGCGATAATAATAAATCTAAATCTAGAAGCACCAAGCGCGTATTGGCCTCGAGATCAAAACTCAAGTACATTACTCGTTACCCAGAGTCGGAGAAATGTAGAGTCAGGATTCCCGTTGGTGACGGAGCGTATAAGTCTTTGGGTATATTTTACTCCATCGATGCTGCGCTCGAGGCGTATAACGCGGCAGCTCCCGAGCATGGCTTACCGGAACAGAGCCTTCCGGACACCGAAAAAAATATCAACGGCAGGATTCGAACCTACGAGGCTTGCGCCAATACTGCTTGAAAGTATCTCCTTGACCGCTCGGACACGTTGACAAATTATCGTTATACCCCATACGGGGCTCGAACCCGGGACCTTGGCGTTATAAGCACCACGCTCTAACCAGCTGAGCTAATGGGGTGCTGTCGCGATTTTAACATCGCAATCCGTATAACTTTTTTTTATTTTCAAATCACAACTTTTAACAAATACATACTTAAACTTTTATTTTTTAGTTTCCGTTTTGGCCGCAGTTTGGCCAACAATCTTTTCTCAGATCAAACGTTGACGTTGAATCTGGGCTTGTTTGGCACCGTTGCCATCGCTTTCTTGATAACTGGGGCGGAGACCTTTTTTGCTCTAATGGAGGCAGATTTCACGTTTTTCGCAACAACAGGGGCTTTTCCTGTCACATACTCTTTAGCTCGTTGAAAAAGGCTTGGCTTGGCTGGAGGAGCTGGCGGAGTGGGAAGTTTTTTCGGTGCAGCTCGAGGAGGAATCCTAGGATTGGTTGTGTGATTATATTTGGGAATGGCATTTGACCTTTGCAAAGTCGGTGCAGGCTTCTTCGCCATGGAGTGTGGCCTCTGAAGAGCCGGCGCAGTCTTTCTCGGCATGGCTTTTGATCTTTCAATGCGCGGCGCTGGTGCCGGAGGGACATTGGTACAGTTTCCGTCGGGTGTTTCGTAAGGGTGAGAATCCGGACAGCGCATGCTTGTGCCCCACCTATCACCTCGACTTTTCTGACTCGGCAAACCTCCTCCTGATTTGTCTCCACCAGAGGGTGGGACGTTGGTGCAGTTTCCGTCGGGTGTTTCGTAAGGGTGAGAATCCGGACAGCGCATGCTTGTGCCCCACCTATCACCTCGACTTTTCTGACTCGGCAAACCTCCTCTTGATTTTTTAGCACCTCCTCCTCTTGATTTTTTAGCACCTCCTCCTTTGCAAACAGGAGGAATAGAAGCTTCGCGGTCCAGCTTATAACCAGGGGGGATATTGTTGGGCTTCGCGCAACTAGTTGGATAAAATCCCTTGCCTGTGGTAGGGTCAATTTCTGTTGGCGCTGTTGTAATTACTGGACACGGGGCACTTTCCCAGCAACCATTAGGCAATTTTTTGCCCATAGAAGGCCCAAACAAGCCTCCTCCAGACTTTTTGAAATTATTTACGCTAAGGTTGGTACTCATTTCCTCGGCGCTTATTCTTCCGTCGTCGCAGTCATTTAACTTTTTATATAAGCTTTGAAGATAGCGCCGGAACATCTTCTCGTGATCAGCAGCGCTACCGCCTCCCTTTTGTGAGTGATACAATTCACCTTTACCCCTTGAATGTAAAGATGTGTGGAGACTTTTTAGGTGATCAATTAATTGAGTCTTCGCGTCCTTAGAAAGCTGCTTACGTAAGCAAGACTTCCTTTCATCTGCAATCATGGACTCAAAATTAAACTTCTCACAAACGCGTTGTGGCATTTTTATATGTAAGGCATATTTTTTTTTATTTTCAGTATCAGTAGAATTGCTGTATCGTTGTCTGTTTGTTCTTTTGATCTTTTTGAATTGTGAATGATTCAGTATTTGCTGTGCTAAAACAGTCTCCCAGCTCCTCGACTTGATCAAGCGCAGATACCATTGGGTAAGAATGCGTGTAGTACACAATGTTTGTATTATGTTTCCTAAATGTATCAATGTCTTCGTTTCCACCAAAAATTTGTAAACATGCTTTAGGTTTTGCGCATAACACAGGATTTGGAACACCGTTCTTGATTGCCATGAGATTAATAAGGTTGAACCTTTCCCATATATTGACGTTAAGATCGGTGCACTCATAGTTTTGTGCTACTGCACACTCAAAACTACAAAAATTTCCAGTACAGTAGAAAGTGTTTTTAGTAAATTTGATAGGGATTCCAATCGGGGTGTTAGTGAAAGGGTGGCAGCACCACATGCAATATTTGTTAGTCTTTGTGGGCCATGCATTTTTTTGTTCTGTTTTTTGCTTCACAGCGTCAACGTTGTCGGATATTTCAAAATCCGAAGGTGTAGCGGAAAATTTATCTTCCCTGTTGTAAGCGTGTGGAACGAGCATATTTGGGTCATACTCACAAAAGCTTTCTTCAAAATTACATTCATCTTCAGTTGCATCATTTGTTGACCCCGCTTGTTTCTTTATATTTATGATCTGCGGCAAAGTTACTGCAGCACTATCCGCTGACAATTTATGATCAGAAGATTTAGGTTCTGTTTCCGATTTTGGTTTACGACCACGTTTCTTTTTTACTTTTTCGTCGGTAGACATACTGTTTCACTTTAATATCGCATTAGTTTTAAATGCATTTGGTAAATGTCTAGACTGACTGACATTCCAAAAAAATTGAAAATATTTTGAAAGTCAAAATTTACAATATTTCGATTTCTCAAAATTCATACTCCGCGCCACACGCCACACGCCACACGCCTTTGCCCATCCTCGCGGACGCACAGGAGCATCGCCCGGATGAGGCTCCATGGTGCTTTGAAAGATTGTAGGGCACTTCTTTTTGCGGCGCACATGCTGATGCTGGGCTCCGAGGCGGCCCCCTTTTCTGACAGGGATGCGTTGGTGCTGGCCGTGAACAACTGCTTGACGTATGACGCAACTGGGCGCGCCTGCTGCGGAATAATCCACGATGCGAACTGCGGAGACCCTGCGATGGCGCGGTGTGGTGCGGCGGGCTGCGACGAAATGGCTGACTGGGACGTGCGCGGGCTTACGAATTTTGCCTATGCTTTTGTCGGGGCGACATCGTTCAACGCGGACATCTCCGCGTGGGACGTCAGCTCTGGGGTATGGTTTAATTACATGTTTGATGGGGCGACATCGTTCAACGCGGACATCTCCGCGTGGGACGTCAGCTCTGGGAAAAGTTTTCGATACATGTTTGATGGGGCGACATCGTTCAACGCGGACATCTCCGCGTGGGACGTCAGCTCTGGGGATAACTTGAGTAACATGTTTCATGGGGCGACATCGTTCAACGCGGACATCTCCGCGTGGGACGTCAGCTCTGGGGAAAACTTGAGTTGGATGTTTCATGGGGCGACATCGTTCAATGCGGACATCTCCGCGTGGGACGTGAGCTCTGTGTGGTTCTTGAATGACATGTTTCGAGGGGCGACAGCGTTCAACGCAGACATCCTTGCGTGGGACACCAGCTCCGCGCATAATCAGGAAAACATGTTTAATGGGGCGACAGCTTGGTTGGGAGCATACGCACGTGTAGACGGTTCGACTTCTACTGATGGTCCGCTGAGTGCATGGACGAGGACAGCCCCATTTCCGCCGCCACCATTTCCGCCGCCAACACCTTCACCGCCGCCACCATCGCCACCGTCGCCACCATCGCCACCGTCGCCACCGCCGCCACCGTCGTCACCGTCACCACCATCATTACCAACGTCGAGTCCGCAACCGCAGAGTCCACCACCAACTCCCTTGTCACCACCACTGGTTAATCATTTGCCGCCACCACCGTCTTTCACCTCTGATGACGATACAAGGAATCCTGAAGACACAGATTCTTCAGGGTCGACCAAAAAGGAAGAGTTTACTGAAACACACGTTTTGGCTGCGACGGGATTGATTATCTGTTCTTTGTTTATCACCACCTGCATTTTGCGAAGTTGCAAGCGACAAAACCGAATTGAGCCTGCATTATTAGAACAGCCAGATGTGGAACCAGGTAACGTGGACAAAATCATAACAGTGCCGCGCGGCTCTGGTATGAATCCAACCATTGTGGACTCCATCAAGGGATCCGGGGAGATAGCGAAACCACACCTCAAGTTAGAAAAATGGATACCTACAAAAAAATGGGGCGTTTATTAAAATATTTGTGTAATTATATGTACGTTATCGCAATCCCTTCATATGACCGACCAGACACCATTGCGAATAAGACACTAAAAACTATTTTAGATGGAGGTGTTCCGAAAAACTTAGTTCATGTCTTTGTTGCAAACAAAGCAGAAGAAAAGAGATACATGGATGCCCTTCCTAAAAGTATGTATGGCAAACTAGTTGTTGGGAAGAAAGGTATCACAGCGCAGCGTAAATTCATAATAGAATACTTTCCTGAAAATCAAAAGGTCGTTTCAATTGATGACGATATTGAAGGATTATTTGAAAAAGTTTCAGACAAAGAACTGCGAAAAATAACAAATGTTCACAAGTTTTTCATAGATGCATTTGCTTTGTTGGAAAAAGAACACCTTTACATTTGGGGGATCTATCCCGTGCACAATCCATTTTTTATGAAGAAAAAGATAACCACTGACTTAAAATTTATTGTGGGGCAGCTTTATGGCTTCGTAAATCGCAAGACTAAAAGTATTCAACCTTCATCCAAAGCAGATCAGAAGGAAGATTATGAGCAGAGCATAAAATATTTCCTAAAAGACGGTGGAGTCATCCGTTTCAATAATGTGAGCGTGAAGACTAAAAATCATGCAAAGGGTGGTCTAGGTATCCGCGAAGGACGGCTCGAAGCCAATCGAGCTGCCGCAGAATATTTGAGGAGAACGTATCCCGCTTATGTAAATATTTTCTGTCGCGCAAATGGTATGACGGAAGTTCGATTATCGAGAAAAACAAAGCAAAATATTTAGGTCCCACGCAGAATCGAACTGCGATCTGCAGAATCAGAATCTGCTGTGCTAACCATTACACCATGGGACCATTCGGGTCATGGGTATTACCCGACGAGCAGGGTGTAAATCGATTACACGTTATCGTTCGCAAAAATTGGCATTATGTATCGAGTACAAATTAATTTTTATTTTTTCCGCTTTTTATCTAAAAGATATGGGGCTGCTTGACATCGACTATGATAACTTAGTCGTTAAGAAAGATATCGTTAAAGATCGGACAATATTCACCATTGACAATTTCTACAAGTACCCGAACATGATTATTAAAGTATATAATGAACTTCAACAACGGATACCAACGTATGAAACAACAAATGATAAATATCCCGGAAGAAGAATGGATATGCTAGATTTGTTATCTGAAAATATAATTGATAGGCACATCGATGATTTGAAAAAGTTGCTAATAACCCATGGATTCGACCACTCGAAATTCTTATCAAAAAATGAAGAGACAGAACTGAATACATCCCTTGGTTATAGAAAGTCTGGACTGAGCATCTCTAAGTTCGATAAAAAAATAGGCTTAGATAACCCTGTGACACAAACTGGTGCGGGGTCTATGGCTAATCCTCACTCTGACGGATCGCCCCGTGGTACATGTGTTAATAGACTGGCATGTATATGTTACTTATCAAAAGATGTACACGGTGGTACGGGGGTATACCGCAATAAAGAACTGGACGTGTATAGTTTAGATGCTGAATTTTCGAATAAAATTTCACAACAAGTAATACAGAAACTCGAATCTGTAGGCGCAAGGTCCCTCGAGGAACAAGCTACAATTATTGAAAATATGTACACTAACTTGCATCGTAAACTCTTTCCAAGGAAAAGTTCCGATGGATTCATGAATGAGACTAACGAACATTATGAAATGCTTCATTTATTTTCAATGAAGTTTAATCGAATCATAGTATACGATTCAGACCTTTTACATGCTATGTACATGAAAGACGTGGATTTCTTTGACACACATGAACGCCTGACTTCGAACTACTTCATACTCCAGAAATGGATGACGCCCAGTATCGTACAGGACCGATTTGAAAATCTTTTGAAAATTTCTAAAAAGTTTAGACCAGGATTGACATCAGTCTTACTATAAAAAAATTTAATTTAAAAATTTAAAACATATGCTTCCCAATAATGGACAGGGATCGTCATCATCTTCTTGAATTGTTCGAAAAAATTCACGACGAGTACAATTTAAAGGAGATCGACTATAAAACATTCCTTGAAGCACTCGGTGGCAAGCGTCAAGTTTCACAGGTGCCTGACGAAGCCAAATTCGTGGAAATAGTATATGATGAATTCTCCGTTATGTATGATTACGATAGTCTCACAACCGATGAAAGTCCAGATCGAGTTATGTCACAACTCGGAAATAAAAAAATATTGAAGGTAGTTGACACTGAGTCTGCTCATAATCATTGTGCAATATGTCGATTCGAATCATTCACTAGCAACAAAACAACATCGATTCCTCGTGATCAATTAAACAAAATGATTCATGAGTCAAATAAACCAAATGCTGAAATTGAAATGAAAAGTGGAGAGCTTATCTTCATCAAATCTGTGAAGGTTTTGGGTTGAGTCTGGCTGTAGGCTAGGATGTGAAAAAATAAATGTCTCTAAATAGTATGACGACGAAGGACTTTTTAAAGAGTGTAGGCAAAGTTATGGAAGAACCAGTATTCCGTGAATTTTTTGACGACTATTTTGATGATTGGGACGACGTTGTAGCGTCTGTTATGTTCTTGAAAGCATATCAAAGCCTAAGTAAAAAATCTGGTGATCTTTGCATGGAAAGCAAAGTAAAAATTATCAGAGAATCTATGAAAAATGTCGAATTCAGACACAACATAGCTTCGGGAATGTTGTCATTCATGAATACCCACGCAAGGTCCATATCAAGTCAATCAAATCTGTTTCTTCTCGATTCTAAAGAAGCCAATTAACAAGCTTCAGCTGCGATCAGCCTTTTACGTTTTATCCCTGATCGTCCATTGTATTCACATTCGGGAAGGGTTTTACCAGCCCACCAATCCACCATTTCAGATATGTGATGGTTTCCACTCTCCTTTGCCAAATCTACGCAAGTTTTTCCGTGGCCGTCTCTCTGGTGAATTTTAGCCCCTGCAAGAATCAACAGTTCCACAATTTCTTCATTCATTCTACTTATTGCCAGGTGCAACGCTGATTGCCCTTGATCATTCGGTTCATTCAGCAACTTGGATTCAACATCCTTTGCCACGAGAAGTTTGCATATAAAGGTTTTACCTCGAACAATGGCGAGATGTAAGGGAGTGAGTCCATGAGGAGCCTTCACATAAATTGAGCTCCCATGGTCGATCAGAATATTGACAACAGTAGTATGTCCATGCCATATAGACATGTGCAAAGCTGTGACTCCTTTGTAATTTTTCGCATCTATCTGAAACGGGTTAGCTTGAACTAGTCCCATAACTGTATTTGAATTTCCACATGCTGCTGCGAGATGCAAGTAGGTGTTTCGAATGCTGCATGTTAGTAATGCATATCTCGTACGTTTTTGCGACTCCTCCAACGATTTGGTACAGTCAAAGGCTGTTTTCAACATCGAGCACAATCTCATATAGTCGCCTTCTGAAAAGTTCTTGGTTTCCGTCATCCTATCCCATAAGATGCTCATGCTCTCTTTCAATTTAGAACGTAGGCAAGCTGCTTTACTATCAAATTCGTCTTGCATGATCGGCCATGGTCCGTTGCTCGAAATTGCTGCGCTGAATGACATGATGGAGATGGACGTATCACGGCTCGGAAGATGTGCCGGCGCCGGCGGGATTCTGAAAGTTTTCCAAATTTTTTCCAAAGTTATAAATTTATTTTTTTCAAAAAAGTTTAAAATTATTTTTTTTCAAATTTTTTCAAAAATATCTTTTATCAAAAAATATCTTTTCACAACTTTCGCGCGCAAGCATCGCTCACGCTGCATTTTCGAGCGAGCCACTTCGAGCCATCTTCGATGCAGCGTGAAATTTGGCACAGCACTGACCACATTGATAAACAGACACTCCAGAGGCAGCACTGGGAATCCACACTATTTTGTAACCGTCCGTCGACCGACCATCTATGACAACGCACATCCCGGAAGTACTTGCGAATAACGCCGAAACTGACGATGTTGAGATGCGAAGTAAGGCCGTTCGGGACACGCAACAGCAAACAGAACAGGATGATTTTAAGTCCCTACTTTCACATGTTTCATTGCCATTGATCGAAGCGGCTGCAAAACTTGGAATGGGCATATCAAAAGCCCAAATCATGTGCAGAAAATTCGGGTTGACGTATTGGCCGTGGAGAAAAATACAAGCGATTAAAACCATTTCCAACTATGTGCTCGACAAAAATGATAAGAAATTTATCACGAACGCTGTCGAACATGTCACAGTCGACTTCTCAATTGCCACGATGGAGTATATGAAAAATGCATGGCCTCGTATATCGCAGATCAAGAATAAGTACAGACAGCGAAACCGAATGCAAGGGATACGGAAATTGACATGGAAGCAAAAGCGTAAGCGATCGTTGAAACAAGAAAATCCTAGACAAATTCACTGGGAAGTTACGAATGAGCCTCGCATCACAGGTTGGCGGAACCAAGAACAAAGTATAATAGAATGGTGGAATAAGGAGCTTTACTTTCCTGATACAGTGGCGAATGCCCTCGATTTCATGGGAGTAATCGAAACGCGCGACGCGGCGAGGGCCGCGGAGGAGGCTGAGAAGCGCGCGATCGATTTGTATTGCTATGAAATATTACTCAAATGATAATTCAAAAAAAACTTTAACCTAAAAAACTACAACCCTAAAAAAATTGATGGATAACGTTCGTGACCTTTCAGAGTTCTCGAGGTCACTATCCATCCCAAACGATGGAGGTCTGTATCGTAGCCGCCATCGTTTCCACCCTTAAATCCGCGACCAAGCTTACATGCATACGCAACCGGAAGAAGAGCGAAAGCTTGATCAAATGCCTGCAAGCAGTGAAAGCGCCTTTACAGGCCATCGACGTCGCAGAACGCGACCGCATCCAGGTTTCGCACAAGGAGACTTTGGAACTGCTCAAGGAAGTCATCGACCAAGCACACGCACTTCTAACGAAGCAAACACAGAGCCAGGGAACAATCACTAGTGCATTTAACAGCTCCAGGGTCAGGGAAGAGTTCAAGCAGATCCAAGTCGATCTTGAGATGCATATGGGTGCCCTCAACGTTTCCCTCGGTGTTTTGTCTGGGTTGAAGATCCAAGAGGGCTTGGACATTATAAAACAGGAAAACCACGAAGCAGAACAAGAATTGAGAGATTTAGTCCACGACAGTCAAGCCATCACACACGCAAACCAGGGCATTACTCACGACAATCAGGCCATCACACACGCAAACCAGCGCATTACTCACGACAATCAGGCCATCACACACAAAAACCAGGGTATTACTCACGAGATGTTGAATAATTCCAGCGCCAATCAGGAAGTAATGTTAAACAAATTGGACATGCTCGCTGAACAACTCAACATATCGAGTAACGCTATCAACAATATTTCGTACAATATCACAAATGACAACTCAACGACAACCATTACTACAAATAATGTCGCAGATTCACATTGCAACAGGATAGCTAAAAAGCCTGAACCCTATGTCAAACGCAAGACTAAGTTGCATGATGCTGCCGAAAAAGGATCTTTACCTGAAGTTCAATCAGCTTTACGCACATTCTTCATAGATCATGAAGCACACGATGGTTCCACAGCTTTGCTTTTAGCTGTGCAAAACTCCCATGATGAAGTAGTCAAAGAGTTGCTCTTAGAGGGAGTGGATTTCACAGTGGATGCTAACCAAAAAGCCTGGTGGGAAGTGATAAAGAAAGGTGATGTACATCTTATTCCCCGCTTCGCTGAAGGTGGAATGAACGTCAACTTGCAACTACCCCCCGATTGGATTAAAGACGAATGTCAAGTTAAAGATTTCATATTCGACGAAAGAGGCAATTTGACGCGGGTTCCCGTCTCTTGCACTGCTCTTCACTTTAGCTGCATGAAGGGACACCTCGAGATCACTGAAGCGCTCATACACGCGAACGCAGATGTGAATGTCAAAGACAATAGAGGATGGACTCCTCTTCACTGTTGCTGCGACAAGGGACACAATGATATCACTAAAGCGCTCATACACGCGAACGCAGATGTGAATATCAAGAACAATGATGGACGGACTCCTCTTCAATATAGCTGCGAAAACGGACACCTTGAGATCACTAAAGCGCTCATACACGCGAACGCAGATGTGAATGTCAAACACACTACAGGATGGACTCCTCTTCACTATAGCTGCATCAGGGGACACAATGAGATCACTGAAGCGCTCATACACGCGAACGCAGATGTGAATGTCAAGGATGATGATGGACGGACTCCTCTTCACCTTAGCTGCGACAGGGGACACCTTGAGATCACTAAAGCGCTCATACACGGAGACGAAAGCACCG